ATTTGTTCTTGCATCTTGGCCAAGGCGTTGTCGTTGGGCGAAGAGACTTTCGCCGCCTTCTTTCCTTCCTTGCCTTCCTTGTCGGCGTCCGCCAAAGCTTCTTCAAGTTCGGCCTCTTCCTCGGGGTCCAGTTCGTCAAGGCTCTTCTTCATCTTCGAATGAGCCGCGCGAATGTTGCCGACGTGCTTTCCGATTTCCTTCAAATGCGCCGCCATCTTGACGACCGATTCCGCGCCGCCCAAGACGGCGACAATTTCATCGGTTGACAAAACCTTCGCAACGCCGCCGGGTTCGGCGGGTTCAACGGCTTTGGTCAAAGCGTCAAGGAACGGGCCGAAAGTTTTGTAGAACTTCAGTGTCATTCCTTCGTCTTCCTTCTTCGCCGTCGATCCGGCGGATTTCGTTGTCGCTGTGGCGGTCAGTTCCGAAGACTCTTCCGCCGCCAAATCAACCAAGATCGAAGACAACGTTTGAACGACCTCGGTCAACCTTGCGGGGATCAACGACCCATCGCCTTCGTATTCGGCCTCATTGGTCAAACACATCCGGCAATAGTTGAGCGTCATTAACACGCCCGCAATATCCATTACATCATACAACGACTTGGCCAAATCAAGCCGCTTGACCAAGCCGGGGTTTCCGAACTGTGTCACATAGGCTTTGGCCAATCCGGTTGCATCGACGCCGAGTTCCTTCGCGCGTTTCATCAACCGGATTCCGGCGGCGGTCGCCGACTTGCGGGTTTCGGGCGCGGACAGTTCGGTACAAATCCGGGCGACTTCGGAGGGAATTTGTTCCTCGGCCAATTCGACGTTGACGAACTTCCGAACCTCGGGGTCCGCCGCGCCTTTGGCGATGTAAGAGAACGTCGCCGAAGGCATACAGGGATTGTCAACAAGAGAGATTTCAGCGGGTTCGGCGGTGTATCGCTTCGCGGGTTTTCCGTTGTACTTGAGGTCGGGATCGTTCCAAACCTTGACGTAATTTCCGCCGATTGAGAACCCGGTATAGACGCCCTTTTCGACCTTGTCCCAAGCGTCGTTATCCGCGACGAAGGAACAGACTTGAATCGACTTGTCGGCGTCAACGAACGAAATTGGTTGGGAAAGCTTTCCCGCCGCCTTCGTCGTATGCATTTCGCGAACGTTGCCGTAGGAAACCGACAACGGGCCGAAGGCTTCGACCGCCGGAATCGACATCTTCATCGCGGTTTCGGACCACTTTTCGAAGAAGGGTTTCGACCCTTCGTAATCGAAGATTTCGCCGGACTTGTCGAGTTCCTCGGCGGCGGCGACGCCGTAGACCAAACGGTTTTCGGCGTCAACCTTTGTGATGCGGGCGAAAATCTGTTTGAGCATCGCTTATTGTCCGTCCTGTTTCAACTGTCCGCCGTCCTGTTCGCCGTCGCCGGGTTCTTGGGCGGTTTCCGGTTCGGAGGTTTCAACGGATTCAGGTTCGGGAATCGGAATTTCAACCGCGCCTTGAACCGCCAATTGGTTGATGGCCGACATCAATTCGTGATCCCTTTGGACCATCGTATCATAGGGATTGACCAAAACATTTTCACGTTCTTTGGCCAATTCTTTTTCGAGTTCGACAACGCGCGACACGCGCGTTTCGTGTTCCGCCTTCGCTTCCTTCATCGCGGCTTGGATGTCCCGGCGCGACTTGAGCAAAATCGAATACTGTAGATTCATCTCTTCGACTGTCATGATTCGTTCCCTTCGTTTAAGAACTCTGCTACCAGTGTACAATTACAAGCCGGATGAAATGGCGGGCCATCGTCCCCGGATTGGAAATCCTCATCAATCGGAATTGCGCCTTGGGCGGCGTTCTCTTCACATTCGCATGGTTCGCCGCTTTCATGATCGTCGGAAAGGATGGACGACTTTCCGTCAACAACGCCGGATCGACTCCAACCGTCGATAGTACCCGATACGGACGCCTTCGCGGTTTCGGTCTTCGCAATCAACCGCGCCCGCTGTTTGGAGAAAGCATACGAAGACTGTAATTCTTTGGCCAATTCGGCGGGCGTCATTCCGTCCTTGTACGCCTTTTCGATCAATCCCCGGATCGCGTCGCGCGTCGCGTCCGATATTGACCAAACAGGGTTTGGATTATCGACCAAGGCCCCGTTTACCCACTTCTTACCGACCATTTCCGCCGCCCGTTGCCGGGCGAACTTCAAAGCACCCTCATGAACAAGGTCGAAGAGTTTCGATTCAACGGCAACGGACGCCGAGGCCGAAGCCGCTTCCATTGCCGGAACCGCCGCTTCCTCAAAGGCGAACGCTATCGGCTTTTGAGCGTCTTCGAACAGACTGTTGAAGACGGCCTTGAACCCAATCGCGGCTAAGAGGTCCTTCGCCTTTTGCTTCCACCATGCGACGGCCTTTTCGTTCTTTACCCAATCTTCTTCGTAAATGGCCAAAAGTTCCTTCGACAAGGTTTCCTTGGCGGTGTTCAAAAGAGATTGAACCGTCTTTCGAAGTTCTTTTTCGGCCTTGGTCTTACCCAAGCTTACGTCGCCGGGGCGAACCGCTAGACTTTTTTTGACGCTTTACCAAAGACCTTTCGGCGAACTTTCTCGGCGTCCTCTTCGACCTCGGGTTCGTCTTCCTCATCGCCGGGCGCGGGCATGACGGCGGGGTCGCTTGGATTACCGCCGTTGAGATACGGACCTACGGCGGTCGGTGCGGACCCAAAGAACATATGGCCAATTCCAACCGGTTCTTGTCCGTCGCGTTGGCGTTGTTCATCGACCGATTCTTTGCCGTAGCTGGCGTAAATCTTGTCGATTTGTGCCTGTTTCAACCGGTCTTGTTCCTCTTCGGACATGAAGGCATGCTCGATGTCCTGATATCCGAAGTACCGGTTGACGATGAAAGTCAAAACGGAAGAAATGTAATTGAGGGTCGGAATCAACCCTTCCGACGCCGCCGCCTTCGCCGCCGTTTCCGCCGTCGCCCGGTTCATCATCTTCGAAAACGGTTGGGGCGAAATGCTGAAACAGAAGCAAACGATACGCGCCAACCATTCGTCGAATTGGTCCGCTAACATCTTCTCTTTGCTGAAGACGATCCCGTCAAGCTTCGGAACGAAGCGCATACGCGACTTTTTGGCCAAATTCCCGGCCATACCGTCGAACATGTCTTGAAACGCCTTGATGTCTTGCGGGGTCCACTTGTCCGGGACTTGTGCTAGGGCCTCGGGAACGTTGCCTTCTGTGAAGTGCGCCAACTGGGTTAATTGTCGCCGAAGGGCCATGTTCACGGTAATGATGATCTGTTCGACCGGAGAATAGCCGTACACCTTATGGGCGCGGGGATTTCGTGGCCGGTAAATCAGTTGGTCTACCGTTAGATCCTTCGCCGGTAAACCCTTCAAAATCTGTTGGTAGGCCGGGCCGGTCGCGGGCGTCCGTCCATCGCCGTCAATCAGTCTCTTGATTGTGGTTCCGTCAATGACATCGAAACTATAGATGGTATTGGCCAAAGACCAGCGGGGCGCGATTGACAACGCATCGACGACGAAGACTTCTTCAAGGCACATTCGAAGCCAAGTCGCGAAGTCGTTTTGACGGTCGGGATAACGCCAAAACTCGTTCATCTCTTGAACGCGGGCGTCGCTTATCGACCTTGAAGCCCGCGCTTGGCCGGACTCCCCGGCCTTGGTCCGAAGGCGGAAGGTCCAAGGCATGGAAACAACTTGGTCTTTGCGGGTTTCGATGATGATCCGAAGAAGGTCGTAGTTATCGGACAAGGCCCGGAGTTGGGCGAACGAAACGCCGTCGTTCGCCGTCGATTTGGGTTGATACTGAAGATTGGTCGCGAAAGGGAAGTCAAAGACGCGGGTCTTCAAATCCTCGGGCGCGACCGGACGCAACGGTTCGCCCGGCCCAAACCAATCATTCTTGAACGATTGAACCCCGGTCGTCAACAACGTAATGAGGTCGCTACCGAAAGGCGTCTTGACTGGTTCCATGAACTACCCTTTCAAACCTTTGGCCAAAAACAAACAGAAAAGGCCAAGTCCGATCATTCCCGCCGCGAAGGACAGTTTGAAAACGCCGGTCAATACTAGACCAACGCCGACAACCGTCATGATGTTTTTCAGAAGTACCACTTAGCGGCGTCCTCTTTTCGTATTGGGCGGGGCCGGGGATTCCGCTGAGGCCGGGGTCGGCGTTTCCATTGGTCTTTCGACGGGGCGTTGGGGAATGGCGACAACGATATCGGTTTGTTGGACAGGGTCCAAAACAACCGCCGGGGCCGAAGGTTCAAACAGAATAGGCCCAATCCAAGGTTCTGGACTTGATACCGGCGGGGCCGGGGCCTTCGTCATGGCTTGGCCGAACCAGTCGTATTCAGAACAGGGAAAAACGCCGCCGGTTGGGACCCAACCTTCTTCCATCATTTCGTTGACCACTTTGGCCAATTTGTCAAGAGTGAATTGCCGAACGATTGAATACATAGGAACCCCTTTCGACCTCTACTTTACCGTATTTGGATCACGCCGCGCCCGCCCATGACGCCGCGCCGGTTGTTCCGCGTTTGCAAAGGGACGTATTGACCCGCGCGAAAAGGCTTGTACAGCGGGTCGCCGACCATGACCAACCGCCATCGAGTGGACCATCGCGTATTTCTGAGAAAGGCGTCACCAACGTTCGCGCCTTGAAGAAGGTCCCACAACACGCCCGCCGCGCGGGTAGATCCATAGACATAC